CATGAGAATTGTCGGGTTGATTTGTTCTTTCCTGCTAGTACAAATCTAAACTATATTTTCTGAAATGGGGTGTCTATCCCCACTGGCCACCCTCTTAGGCGATCGGGAAAGAGGGTTCCGTATAAAAAATCGGAGGGCCAAGGTACCAAAAACAGGTAAAATCTTCTGCAGCCGCGTTGTACAAAGGACACCAAGCATTGTTGGTGGCATTGTCAACCTCGGTTTGCAACAAGAGGGTCCAACTAGATGTAAATTTATCAGACGACGAAAACGTGTCCGTATCTCTACGTTTAGCCGGGATGAACCTGTATTCGGAATAGTACGGTACTTCCACAGAAAGTACAGGATTCACCGCACTAGCAATCAGAGCAGCACCATCAAACGAATCAAGGACCTTATTGTATAGTGCGCCCATCGGTGTTCCTGTGTTCGCAGGAACGGAGGCAACTAGAGAACTGGTATAATTGAAATCCTTTCGCCTTGTAATTATACCACTGACGTTTCTAGCTCCAGATGTCAGTAATGGTGAGGCGTCATAAGCGTATCGCATTCCTCCCCTACAAGCAGCATATGCACAAGAAACGTACCGAACGGGTGTCATAAACACAAAAGTGTAATCACCCTTGGCGAGGGCATAGCTTGGGGGTCCTGATGACACTGGGTTAGTGGAGTACCCAGGCAACAATGGAATGTGTGGTCTGTCATATTCAGCCATGTAATATCCAGCCGAAGAAGCCACAGGTGACAAATACTCATAGATAGAATACCTTTTGAGAATCTGCCTCATGGATCCAACAGCTTCACCGAAGTGAAATAGAGAGGAGGGATCATCTATTGGAATTTTGTTTGACATTTGAGTTACTGACTTCTCAAGTGTCGGGGCTATCTTCCCTTGCTCATCGGAATGTGGTTCAACATCCAGAGCTTGGGGTGCCGTGGTGAGCGTATCCTTTGTCAAACGCAATTGCCGGATGAAGAGACCTGTGGGAACACAAACTTCAAAATCATCTAGCATTTTGACAAATACATTGACAGCGATATCGTTATCAATCGTAGAATTAGGAACAGTCAATTCGTTCACAACGTAAACGGATAGAGTACCATTTCCATAATTCACAGACGAGGACGTATAGCCAAGTGAGGACGTGTTTTGCAGAGTATTTCCACTTAAAGCAGCATGCTGACGCCAAGTGGTAGCTTGACCCCAACCAACATCGACAGTAAAGTCAGTTTCCTGACTAATATCGACAATAGTGGTGTAAGCTGTGTTATATTCCGCATTTCCAATTCCTCCTTCAGGATCGTAAACAATCTTCAAGCGTCCTTTATGATAACCAGAAGACACAACCATGAACCTAAATCTCATACTACCACGCCAATATTTAAAAGGCATGACGGCAAAAGCAGGTGCTGGAAAATGTCTCTCGCCTCCCAAATTCCTATGCACTGATGGGTCAACGACACATTGCCACAACAACGTTTCCGGTGCTGTACCAATGGACCAGGGATATTCTGCAAGATAAGATTCCTTTTGTGCGATGTGCGCAATAGTCATCTGATCTTCAGGATCCAGACCTACAGTTCGTGGATCGCATGACAATTCCTGCTTAACATCAAGAGTGAGCTTGTTAGCATCACACTCAACATTAGTATTCGCAAGATTTGTTTTCGCGACGGGGCGGACATGTGTCATCTCTGTCACTACAGGGGAACTATAGCCGAACAAAGTGGCAATCGATCCAATCGCTTGAGCTCCTATCTCCGTTGCTCTAGCAAAAGGTCCAATTGTCGGTATGTTCGTCAAGTGTCCAGCCATCTTTGCTACCGCACCTGCAATTCTCGAAACCGGCTTTTTCCCATACTCATCGGCATGAGGCTCAATTTCAAGTGCTTGCGGAGCAACTGAACCAGGTTCCACCTGCGTTGGGATCGAAAACTGAACGTTCTCTGCCCACGCAAACACATTCACCGTTACATCATCTACCGCACCGTTAGCGTGCTTAAGATTCTGTAATGAATGTGCAACGAGCTCACCCATTTGATTCCAATCCTGACTTACTACAT